GGGTCCATACGTGGGGGTGGTCAAGGCCACGACAGATCCGCTGAGAATGGGTAGGTTGGGAGTGAACATTCCCGCCCTCACGAACACGGCCAATCCAACGGTTGACAACATAGTGTGGTGCCAGTATCTGTCACCCTTTTATGGTGCCAAGAGCATCAACGCCACCAGCAAGTCCGATCCCAATGACTACAAGGCCACCCAACACAGTTATGGATTCTGGGCAATACCACCCGACATAGACACAGAGGTTTTGGTGATATTCGCCAAGGGCGAGACCGAGAAGAAGAGTGCGTTCTGGATAGGTTGTGTGCAACAGCCACTGACGAACCAACAGGTGCCGGGCTATGGCGCATCAAAATTCACAGAGCAGGCCGCTGACAGGCTTGACGCCAGGGAGAGGGCAAGGTCAGGACAGACCAACTACGGCACGGACTTTCTGCCAGTGGGCGAGAAGAACCGTAGGATGATTGACAATGCTTCCACGATAGAATCAGCCAACCAATTCCGTTATCCTGTCAATGACGTATTGGCAGAACAACTTTTAGAGCAGGGTCTCATACAGGACGACATCAGGGGTACAACGTCAAGTTCGGCCAAGAGGGAATCTCCAAGCCAGGTTTTTGGATTGAACACTCCGGGCAGGGTGCGTCCAGATTCTAGGAAATTGAACATAGGTATAAACGGAAGCCAGGTGCGTCCAGACAGGAATCCAGGACACAGTTTTGTGATGGACGACGGAGATCTAAATGGCAACAACCAACTGACAAGGATAAGGACAGCGTCAGGACACCAGTTACTGATGCACGACACACACGGGGTGGTGTACATAGCCAACGGCTCCGGCAACAGTTGGATAGAGATGAACAGTGACGGGAAAGTTATGATTTACGCACAGGATGGATTCAATCTTAGGTCAGACGGAAACTTCGATCTGCACTCGGGTGGTGACATAAATTTCCACGCCAAGCACAGCATAAAGTTTACTGCCGAACAAGACCTGGCTCTCAATGCCGAAGGTTACATGCTCACAATGGGACAGAAAGGCGTGTTCAACACTTCTGAAAAAGGCAGTGTGAGGAGTTTCGCCAGGGACGGTATTACTTCATACACATCAGGCACGCAACTGCATGGCGCCGGGGGAAGAATAGATCTTGCAGGCTCTCAGGTACACTTTAATTCAGTTGGCGCAAGTCCGTCGTGGGGACCTACTTGGTTGAATCCACAGGCGGCCGGAATAATCACTGACGAGTCACAGAATGATGTCAATCTAACTGTGGGAAGAGGAAGTGTGTTAGAGGCCAACACGAAGAAGACAAAGACCACAGTGCCAAATTTGGTCACACACGAACCTTTCACTAGGGCACCGTCGGCAATAATAGAGACAGTAAGTCAATGGGAAGATCCTGTGAAGTGGAAAAAACTCAGCAAGACCCCAGGCACACTGGAATACCTTGCCCAACAGAATAGGGAGAGTGATGTCGAGTACATCAGGAACCTACAGTTCTTTGCGGACCAGAAGAAATATCTCGAGTCACAGGGATTGATTGAAGTCAAAGGCACCGACTTGAACTCGATTGTGGAAAATGTAAAAATCGATACAATCAACAAAGGCAAGGACATAGGCAAGAACATCCTAAAAACAAATGAATACACTAAAGCAATCAAGGACAAGGCCTCGTCGTTATTTTCTGGTTCTGAGAATAACATTCCACCATCACTGAGAGGGAAAAATCTAGATGTGAACTTGGTCAAGATGAAGCAACTGTCAGAAAAATTCACAGCAGGTTACAACGAAATCTACAATGTTAAGAGCGTGGTGCAAAACTTGAAAACCGGTGACATATCACAATTACTAACCAGCAAGGTTGTTGCAGGAAAAATTGTCAGCGTGGCATCCAAACTAGGAGGCACACTTCTAGGAAGATCTTCAGCAAACAACCTGCCACCGTCTTTGCGTGGCACAGCGGCCGGCAGGATCACACAGGTTGCAACGGCGTTCAAAGGAGCGGCGGCCAGAGCCGCAACTGCAATAGGCAGTTTCTTCAAAGGTTTTAGTGATGTGCGTCTGAAAGAGGACATCCAATACGTGGGAAAATCTCCTCGAGGAATTAACATTTATTCGTTTAAATACAAAAAAATACCGGGAAGGTATGTGGGAGTCATGGCACAAGAAGTTCCATGGGCAAGAGAAATGACAGACACAGGATACTATGTTGTAGATTACAGCAAAGTGGATGTTGAATTTAGGAAGTTAAATTAATGGCATACGGAGACAACAAAAGCGGTTCGGGTTTGGCAAATAGGTCAGTGACCTTCAAGGGGTTTTCCTCTAGGGCCGACCAACAAAATTTCAAACTTTATGATTTTGAGTGTGCAAAACAGGATCTAATCAACAGGTTATCAGTGCGTAAGGGAGAACGTGTTGAGAACCCAGAGTTCGGCACAATCATATACGATGCAATATTTGAACCTTTCACAGAACAGTTAAAAGAAGCAATAGTAGAAGACGTGACTGCAAATCTTAACGCTGATCCACGTATAGCCACGGAAGAAATCCTAGTATCGGAAGCAGATAAAGGCATAGCCATACAGGCCACAATCACATTTGTTCCCCTTAACATCACAGAGAAACTAAGATTCAACTTTGACGAGAACTCCTTGTTACGTCTATCTTAATATACGCACATTTCCTAACATATAAATACCGTTGTATATACAATGGCCACAACAGACAGACAGAACAGATTACTAGTAGCCGAGGATTGGCGTAAGATCTACCAGGCTTTCCAGCAGGCAGATTTCAAGAGTTACGACTTCGAGACACTGCGTAGGACCATGGTGGCCTATTTGCAAGAGAACTATCCAGATGATTTCAATGATTTCGTTGAGAGCTCTGAGTACGTTGCACTGATAGATCTGATAGCCTACATAGCACAGGCCCTATCATTCAGGGTCGACCTCAACGCCAGGGAGAACTTCCTGGAAACGGCGGAGAGGAGAAACAGTGTTCTAAGGTTGGCCAGGCTGATCAACTACAACGCCAAGCGTAACAAACCTGCAACAGGTCTGTTGAAGATTGATGCAGTATCAACCACACAAGATGTGAATGACTCATCGGGCACAAACCTAGCGAATTCTACCATCATATGGAATGACTCAGCGAACTCCAATTACAGAGAGCAGTTCATTGCCATACTCAATGCGGCCAACCAGTCAGGACAGTTGTTCGGTAGTCCAAGAGAGTCCGGCGAGATAGGCGGCATAGACACAGAGGTCTACACACTGGCATCGAACCAGAATGGTTTACCGATGTATAACTTTTCAAAATCAGTAGGTGGCATTAGCAGATCGTTCGAGGTGGTACCATCCACTATAAACAGCAGTGAATCAATTTATGAGTCAGCACCTGTCGAAGGCACAGGTCTAACCTACGTGTACAGGGCAGACGGATCGGGTGATTCATCTAACAACACAGGATTCTTTTTACTGTTCAAACAAGGCACGATGCAATTCACAGATTTCACAGTAGACTCTGCTATTACAAATTATGTTAGAAGCATTGATGTGAGCAACATCAATGACACAGACGTATGGCTTTACAAGTTGGACCAGTTCGGACAGATAGCGGAAAGTTGGACCAAGGTCCCTTCGCTGTCAGGAAACAATGCAGTCTACAACTCCCTTTCAAAAAACGAAAGAAATATTTTTAACGTCATAACAAAGAACAATGATGCAATAGATCTTGTGTTTGGTGATGGCACGTTTGCAAACTTGCCACTTGGATCTTTCAGGACCTACTACAGGATCAGCGACAATGACAAGTACGCTTTACAGCCTAGGGACATGCAGAATATACAAGTCAACGTAGACTATCTTGACGCCAATGGTTCACAGCAGACACTGACAATCACTATGAGCCTCAAGGCCAGCGTGTATAACGCCGCGGCCACAGAATCCAACGACTCGATCAGGACGAAAGCGGGACAGGTCTACTACTCACAGAACAGGATGATCACGGCGGAGGACTACCAAGTGGTGCCTCTATCTGCGTCTCAGGAAATAGTCAAAGTTAGATCAGTAAACAGGGCCGCATCAGGAATAAGCAGGGCCAAAGAAATATTAGATCCAACAGGTGCCTATTCGAACGTGAGCGTTTTTGCAGAGGACGGCATACTCTACAGGGAGGAGACTACGCCTACTTTCACATTTACATTTAAAAATAGATCACAGATACAGAACGTGCTTGACACGTCTGTGGAAACAAAACTTAAGGAAGCATATGCGAGGCAGTTCTACTATGACAAGTATGAATTCAAGAGCCTGACCTCATTGACAGCAACATGGAACTCAAGCACAACATCAACCAACACAAACACCGGGTATTTCACATCAGGTGGAGCGTTGGCCACAGGTGATTCTGCAACTTCAAACTTAAAATATGCCAAACCAGGAGCGTTAGTCAAATTCACATCTCCTGACACTAGAGAATTCCTTGACGGATCTCTTGTTACGTCAGGCACCGACAACGCAGAAGATAGAGCGTGGGCGAAAATTTCAGATGTCGTGGGCGATGGGTCAAACGGTGGCCAGGGAAATCTTTCAACAGGCAAGGGACCTATAACACTGGCGGATATTATACCTAATGGTGCTGTGCTGAATTCTGTAATACCAAACTTCACCACGTCATTCTCGACCGCACTGGAGACCAATCTACTTGACAGGATAGAGGCATACGAAGATTTTGGACTAAGGTATGATGTTGATTCTGAGACTTGGAAAGTGATCACTACCACCAACCTCAGCACTAGTTCGGTATTCAGTCTTAACAACGCAGGAAACACATCAGGCACTAATATAGACGCAAGTTGGTGGTTCAAGTTCACGAACGACGGAAACACGTACACAGTAACCTATCGTAAAATGGATTACATTTTTGAATCAGAGTCACAGAACAAGTTTCATTTTGACACAGAAGAGAAAATATATGATTACGCAACAGGACAGGCTGTCAAAGACACAGTGAAAATACTCAAGACCAATTCGATTGTTTCCTCAGGAAATGCAATAGGTTATCCTCTGACATGGACAGTAACTGACACGGTCACAGAGGCCGACGGCTTCCAGGACAACCGTAAGATAAAAGTTGGATTCTATGACAGTGACGACGACGGTGTAGTGGACAATCCCGAACTGTTTGACATTTACGTGGAACCGGACACCAGCGTAGCAACGAAGTTTGTCTTCTTCCAGAAGTACATCAGTTATGACAGCATAGAAAGATACAAGCCATATGCGGCTTCAAACTTTGTTGTCACTGCGAACGAGTCAGACATCAACCTCAATACGACAACGTACACAGACGGACAACTGTTTTATTTCTACGCAGATACCGAGAATGTAATCAAGAAATACAGTAGTTCCACAAACACGCTTTCAACTAACACGGATTATTATGCTAGGATAGGTAGGAGTTCGATAGACTTCCAGTACAAACACCACGCTGGACAGGAAACTAGGATAGATCCTAGTGTATCAAACATCATTGACTTGTACTTGCTAGAGAGGACTTACGATAATCTTTTCAGAATCTGGTTACAAGAAGGTGGAGTTAAGCCAACACCTTCAACAACTGATGCATTGAGAATTAGTTACTCTGGAGTGCTTAATCCTTTGAAATCGCTTTCAGACCAGATCATATACCATCCTGTGAAGTACAAGTTGTTATTTGGCACCAGTGCCGACGAACAATTACAGGCAACTTTCAAGGTTGTAAAAAACAAAAACACAAATGTCACAGACGCAGTGATCAAAACTAGAGTGATAGCCGCAATCAATGAGTTCTTCGCATTGGACAACTGGGATTTCGGTGACACTTTCTATTTCACAGAACTGGCCGCTTACATACACAATGAACTGGCGCCAGACCTGTTGACAGTTGTGATAGTACCAAACGAGTCAGGACAGAGTTTTGGGTCTCTGTTCCAGATAAACTCAGCGGCAGACGAAATTTTCATCAGTGGGGCCACCGTTGATGATGTTTCTATCATAAGTGCTTTGGGAGCCAACCAATTGGAGGCTTCAGGCACAGTAGTAACATCCACATCAACCGCCACAACCAACACAACTACAGGTTCAGCAGTGTCAGGTTCCACTACATCAGGCTCGGGTTCAAGCACCGGCAGTAGTGGGGCAGGATACTAATGGCTGACAAGATAACCAATTCATTAACAAATCAAGAAGTCGTAAAACAAGGCACGAGAGAACTTCGTAGGACTGTTCAGCACTTGCCTGCGTTCTACAGGACAGACACGAACCAGAGATTCCTGTCAAGCACCCTGGATCCGTTGGTGCAGAAAGGTTCGCTAGAAAGATTGGATGGCTTCGTAGGCAAACAAGACGCATACACAAGGCAGATCGACGACAGGTACGTGTCAGCAACAAGCAGAGACAGGTTCGCGTATCAGTTGGAACCAACAATCACCTACACTGACAAGGACACCACATCGATCAACCCTGAGGACCAAGTCAAGTTCACAGGGACCTATGACGACTACATAAATCAAATCAAATACTTTGGAGGCAAGGTAGGCAATCATGATAGACTAAACAAGGAAGTTGTGTATTCTTGGAATCCTGCGATTGACTACGACAAGTTGGTCAATTATAGGGAGTACTACTGGCTGAGTGGCGGCCCTTCGGCTATCGAGATAGATTCCGTGGGCACAGGAGCAGTGGTAGAGTACAAGGTAGAGGCATTGCCAGACGACGGTTCTACGGGCAGAGCGTTCTCTTTTCCACACCTGGAGAATGAGAGAAATCCAGACATGACTCTGTGGCGTGGCAACACATATAAATTTGTGGTCGACGCACAGGGACATCCTTTTTACATAATGACGGAACCAAGCAAGGATGGTATAGGTGCAGACGGTTCTACGTCGGTGCTGTATTCAACGGGAGTCACAAACAACGGTGCTGACAAAGGCACAGTGACTTTTGTCGTACCAGACGGAGCACCAGACACTTTATATTACCAATGCGGTAGCCATGACGGCATGTATGGAATACTACACATCCGTACAGTGGCGACCACTTCGTCAATAAATGTGCAAGATGACATTATAGGCACCAAGAATTACAAGTTGAGGACCTTGTCACTTTCAAACGGAATGAAGATAAAGTTCCCTTCGAGCAAGGTCACATCGGATTACAAGAACAAAGAGTTCTATGTCGAAGGTGTTGGTGACGCTATTACCCTGACAGATGTCAGCAAACTTGCAACGCCCGAGAGTTACGCCACAAATGGTGTGCCGGTAGACAAGGACTACATCACAATCAAGAGAGACAGCCTCGACCAGAACGCTTGGTCGAGATATAACAGA